GGGCTTCGGTGATCACCGGCAACTCGTCCAGACTCAGATCAGCCAGCGTGCTCACCGGCCAGTCATAGGGTAGCCCGGTATCGGGATGGATGCCGTAGGCCACAAACTGCTGGCCCAAGCCCAGCACCTCGATCGGCGGGTACTTGAAACCGGCAAAGGGCTGCGCTGCGCGATAGACCAAGAGGCGCTTCGGGGCGCGGCCAATGCGCACCGCTGGCGTGTTGCCCAGCATCCGCTTGGCCAGCCCCTCGATCTGCGCACTGATTTGGGGCTCGAGCACATCGATGTCGATGCCAATGAGCACGCCACAGGCCATGCCAATGCCCGACTGCGGCCAGTCAGCCCAGATATCGACCTCATGCTCGGTGGTGGCTCGCTCGCAGTGGCGACTCCACTTGGGGTAGTCATGCCAGGCCCCCTGGCGGTACATGCCGGGCTTTTTGCTGCCGGGCTGAATCGGCAGCAGGGCATAACCCCGCTCGACCAGCGTGGGGCCCAGTTGGGCCATGTAGTTGGGTGTTGTCATCCTGTGTCTCCTTAAAACGGCGGGTCGTCGGCATAGGCCGCACTGAGGTGGTCTCGAAAGGCGCTGACAATCACCTCCACCAGCGTGGCCCACTCCTGGGTAGAGAAGCGCGCCAGGTCGGTCTTGGCCAGCGACTCGATGTAGGCACCGCCTTGGGCACTGGCAGCAGCAAGTGCATGGATTTCGTACTGATTGGCATCGATCACGACACATCTCCAGAGATAAAGCGTTCGCCAACGATCTGGGTGTAGCGGCCATTTGGGCGCACGGCGATCTGCGCCGGGCAGCGCAGTCGCTGGGTCAGTGGCAAGGCGTCTTCCACCTTGTCTGGCATCGGCACGCCTGGCGCGCGCTGCGTCCACCAAGCCCGCGCCTTCAAACGCGCATAGCCCGCGTGCTCCAGACACACCCATTCGCTGTGGTGGGTCAGGCCACTCCAGTAGTCCACCCGCAAAGACGGCGGCTTGCCGGGTTTGTCGTGGCGGGCGTAACTGACCCGGCTGACATCGATCCACTGCGGCTTCGGGTTGCTCAGCACATCCAGCGTGCTGGCCTTGGGCTCGATCTTTGGGGTGGGCGGTGGAAATCCATGGCCGCAGTCCGGGCAGGTGCGCACCGAGGCATGCACGAGGCTGTGGCAATCCGGGCAGGCTTTCACCGGCGCCTCGCCCTCACCCTGCCCCGGGCGCTTCGGGCGGATCCCATCGATGGGGCCGTGGCGGGCGACATTGCCAGCAAAGTCCAGCACCAGGCAGTTGGTCTTGCCCGGTGCCAGGCGGCAGCCGCGTCCGACGATCTGCACATACAAGCCCGCCGATTGGGTCGGGCGCAGCATGGCGATCAGGTCCACACCCGGTGCGTTAAAACCCGTGGTCAGCACGTTGGCGTTGGTCAGGCACTGGATGCGCCCGGTCTTGAAGGCCTCGATCAGCGCCTCGCGCTCAAGGCTCGGGGTATCGCCAACGATGGTCTCGCAGGTGATGCCCCGGGCACGCAAGGCATCGCGCACATGAAAGGCATGAGCCACCCCGGCGCAAAACACCAGCCAACTCTTGCGATCCTGCCCGTAGGAGAGGATTTCCGCGACGGCCGATGTGGTGATCGCATCCTGGTCGATAGCGGCTTCCAGGTCTTTGGCGATGAACTCACCTGCGCGGGTGCCCACCCGGCTGAGATCAAGCGCGGTGACCATGCGTTTGGAGATCAGCGGTGCCAGAAACCCCGCATTGATCAGCTCGCGCACCGAGACCTCGAAGGCGATGTCGGTGAACACCGCGTCCTTGCCCTCGTCGAGTCGGCCCGAGTCCAGCCGGTACGGCGTGGCGGTAAAGCCAATCACCTTCATGAGCGGGTTCTGGCGCTTCAAGCCATCGAGGAAGCGCCGGTACAGCGTGTTGCTCGAGCGCGGGATCAGGTGCGCCTCGTCGATCAGCACCAGGTCAACATGCCCCACAGCCGCCACATGGCGGGCAATGGACTGGATGCCGGCAAACAGGATGCGCGCACCAATGTCACGCTGCTTCAGACCGGCCGAGTAGATGCCCGCCGGGGCTTCGGGCCACAGGCGCAAGAGCTCGGCGTGGTTCTGCTCGATCAGCTCACGGACATGGGTGACGATCAGGATGCGCTGATCGGGCCAGGCCTTGAGCACACCTTCGACAAAGCTGGCCATGACCAAGGATTTGCCCCCAGCGGTCGGGATGACCAGACAGACGTCACCCTTGTCGCGCTCGTAGTAGTCGTAGATGGCCTGGATGGCAGCCGTCTGGTAGGGGCGAAGACTCAGGCGCATGGTCTGCCCTCCCCAGCCGAGCCAGCACCCACACTGGCACTGACCCCCGCCAGCTTGTCAAACCCGGTATCACGCCAGCGCAGCCCCTCGCCAAACAGGTACTCCACCCAGCCATCTCCCGCGTCGATCTGCTCACCGGGCACCAGCGCTGGCAGATACAGGTGCGCGGTGCAAGCTTGGCGCTGGTCAAATTCACTCAAAGGCCGCTGGTGCAAGGTACAGTGCCAGCCGCCTTCAACCGGCGCCGAGTGCAGGCAGGTGCGGCAGTTGACCTCGGCTGCCGTCTGCCCATGACACACCGGCGCGTGGTCGCACAGCCGACACTGGTACCAGGCCGGGTCGTTGCTGATGCGCGGGGCCGGTTGGTTGGCAAAGATCACCCGCTGGGCCTTGTCCAGCAGGCCCTGGGCGAAGATGGCATCGTGCTCGATGCGCTCGACATACAGGTCGTCGGTGTCCTTGCATACCGCCAGGTACATGGCGCGCGTGAGACCCGTCAGGTGCATATAAATCTGCATCTGCGCAAAGTGCTGCGGTTTGGATGGCCGCACCCCTTTGGCGGCCAGGTCGCTGAAGCTCTTGGCCGAGTGGGTCTTGAATTCGAGCACATGCCAGGTCTTGGGGGCTTCGGGCAGGTTGATCGCGATACCGTCGAGCGAGCCGCCAAAGTGCCCGCCATGGGCTTGCACCCGGATCTGCCGGCCGGTGTCGGGGTCGACTTCGAGCACGGTAGCCCCGATGCTGCGCAGGTTTCTGACCAGCCGCGCTTCTTCGCGCTGGCCGGTCTCAAACAGTCGCAGCAACCGTCCGGGGTGGCGCGCACGGGTAGTCCAGCGAAAGTCAAACCACAGCGCCCGCTCGCAGTCCTTGCCGATCAGGGAGGCACCCAGGTGCGCACGAAAACCGCTATCAGCCTGGGCTTCGTAGGCGGCAAAGATGGCCTCGCGCGTGGGGCTGGTCAGGGTGGGCAATTCAGCCATGGCTTACCTCCTGGTCGTCGTGCAGCAGACGGGCGCGTTGCAGCAGAGCCGCCCAGCGCGCGTCATCGCATTCGGCGCGCATGGCCTCGATCAGCGCATCCTTGAAACGCTCGCGCGGGGATTGGCCAGCCTTGGGTGTGAGCTCAAGCAGGCGGGCAGCGACGCGGGCATGCGTTTCCTGCTTCAGGCGCAGCGCGGTCTTGGCGCGGTGGAACCAGTCGGCATCGAGCGCCTGTTTGTGGGCCTGGCGACGCAGGTCGGCGGTGGCAATCTGCACGCGAATGGACGCCATCTCGCTTTGCAGCGTGGCCAGCGCTGCCCGGCACGCTTGTGCGGTGTCGGGCAACGCTGCCGTGGCCGAGGTGAAATGCAGTTCGGTCATGGCAGTTGTCTCCTTACGCCTGGCGCTGCCAGGGCAGACCGCTCGGGATGGGTGAAACTGGGGCGGCTGAGACTGCGGCGGCTGCCGGGGTAACCGCAGCAACTGGTGCAGCAGAACGAACTGGCGGCGCCGCCGGTGCAGGGGTGCTGGCGTAGCTGGCTGGGGTACGCTGGGTGGGTGCCGTGGGTGCTCCGGCGTTTCTGGGCAGGTAGCGGATCGAGTTGCTCTCACCGTACTGCCCCTTGGGTGGGCGCACCCGCACATCGGCAATCAGCGGGATCAGGTGCAGTTGCTCGGAGTTGCTGACCTGCATCTGGCCGGTGGCGCGGCAGATGGATGACAGGGTGCGGGTGGCCATGTCCACCGCATCCGGGTTGTCATTGACCAGATTGAGCCGGTCAAAGAGTTTGCGACCGGCAAGCTGGCCTTCCAGGATGTCGAGTTCCAGAAACAGGTACTGGCCGCGACCGTCTTTGGTCGGGCGCATCTCGCTGGCGACGATCTGGATCAGGTACTTGCCAGCGGGAATGACATCGTAGTTGCTGGGCTCAACGGTGTTGGCATCAAAGGTTTGGGCAAACATGGCCATGGTGTGTTCTCCTGGTTCAAGCGTTGGGCGTGTTGGGGGTGTTGGGGGCGGTCGGTGCAGTCATCAGCAGCGGTTGGATGGCTTCGGGCATGGCCTGGGCGAAGGCGCTCCAGTCCAGTGGCAAGGTGTCGGGCAGGCCATAGCGGTTTTTGGCCAGAAACGCCGGGCGCTCGGTGGTGTGCAGCACCCGCTCGCCCGATCCCACCGCACGGCTGACCTTTTTGTTGAAGCCGACATCGGCCTTGACAGTGGAAATCCGGTAGTTGGCAAACAGCACGATGTCCGAGTGCTCTTGCACCAGGGCGGCGGCGCGGGCGTGCAGCTTGATCGTGTAGCGGTCGTAGGGGTCGTGCTCCGGGCTGTCAAAGCGGCGGATGTCGGTGTGGGCGAGCTGGATGATGGTCATCCCCTTGTCGTCACGCAGGGCGTTGAGGCCATCGATGTACTGGCGCCAAAGGTTGAGTGCCGCGACATAGCCCTTGCCATAGCCCGCATCCTCGATGCTGGTCCAGCCGTTGTCGCGGCAGACTTTGGCCCAGATCAGGGATTCGAGCCAGTCGAGCGAGTCGATGACGCAGGTCTTGAACTCATGCGGCTCGGTGTAGAGCGCCACCAGCGCGCCGATCACACCCTCGAAGCTGCCTGCCAGCGGAAAGTGGGCGCACGCCAGCGTGCCCAGGCCGTCTTCGGTTTGCACGAACACCGGGCTGGGGGCCTGGGCGGCGAAGGTGGTCTTGCCGATACCGTGCACGCCGTAGATCGTCATGATCGGGGGTTTGGGGTACGCGGTGCGTATGAGTTGGTTGAGTGAGATGGCCATTACTGGACTCCTTGAGTTGAGGGGGTGGATGGGGTGGATGGGGTGATGGAGGGGGTGGGAGCGGACTGGCGCTCGATGGCGGCAAACACCGGGGTGTTGCCCTCGCAACCGGCGGCAACGGCGCAGCGATACAGCTCGCCCAGTAACTGCAACTCCTGGATGTCCAGCAGCAGCGCGTTCTTGCGGGTTTGCAGGTGCGCCTCCAGTTCTTGGCGCGTGACCAGGTCAAGGCGTTTGAACAGTTCGTTGCCGTCTTCGTCCTCGTCTGGCGGTGTTGGTAGTTCGATGCATGGCGGCAGGTGGGTGCGCAGTTGCGCCCAGGGCAGGGAGATGGGCTGGGCAAGCAGGGATTCGAGGCAGTTCATCACTTGCCCTCCCCTGCGGTGTCCAGGCGGCGCAGCACGAACTTCGGTGCCTTGGGTGTGACGGTGCGCAGGGCTTCAAAGGGCGCGCGCAGGGTTTGCGGCCAGGCTTTGAATTTGGTCTCGCTGACGCTGTACTTGATCTCGACGTATTCGCGGGGATCGCCGCCAGCTTCAGCGATC